CATGATCTTTGGGGAGAGTTTGACCCTGATATGATTTTAATTGAACAGAAGGGTTCTGGAATGCCGTTGACGCAGGAATTAAGGCGTATGGGTATTCCTGTAACTCCGTTTACTCCGGGTCGTGGCGCTGACAAGTTTACGCGAATGCATGCCTGTGCGCCAGTGTTTGAAAGTGGTATGGTGTGGGCACCTGAGACTAATTTTGCTGATGAAGTGTTGGAAGAATGTGCCGCATTTCCCAATGGTGAACATGATGACTTGGCGGATTCGATGACTCAGGCTATACTGCGTTTTAGGCAGGGTGGTTTTATCACCACTCCGAGTGATTATGACGATGAAGATGAACTGGCATATGCGCGTCGAAAAAGGGAATATTACTGATGGCTAAGAAGAGAAAGAAAGCAAAGTTAACACCTACTAGAAGTGGCGCTCAGATATACATGTCTGATAGTTATGCTAAGGAGTTCCGTGATTCTATAAAGAACCGTGAATCGACTGATCTTCGAAAGTTGATGGAAAAAAAGATAAGAGAAAAAATGTACGCTGAAGGGGCAACCCCTCAAGAAGTAGGGCAGAAACTATCAGACGTAACGACAGATCAAATTTCTAAGGCTGTTCGCATAACAAATAAAGCAAAGGGCGGTGCTGTTCGCGCTATGAAATTAGGTGGTGCAGTTATGAAGGGCCGTGGGCCAAAATTTAAAGGACGATCATAGGAGGCTTTTATGGCACAAAAAGAAGCAATCATGAGAGCGATCATGGAAGCTATGGGCAGTTCCGCACCGATGACATCGAAGCGTCCGAAAGCGCGTCCGATGTCAGACGCTGATCGTATGCGTCAGCGGCGTATGGATCGTGCTGGTATGTTGGAGGCTTTAGAGGCGGGTGAGATGGGTCAGATGTCTGATGCCGACCTAGCTCGTTTGCGCAAGAAGCTGGGCATGATGGACGGCGGCAAGGTCATGAAGTATGAATCTGGTGGCGCTGTAAGAGGCAATAAGAAGAAGCCAAAGATGGGCTGTGTCATGAATGGGCGCGGCGGTACATATAAGGGGCAGAGATAATGCCAAATACTCCTAAAAAATATAAAGGTTTTTCAAAGTTACCTGAAGCGGTTCAACAAAAGATGGACCCTAAAGCGGCTATGAAATACATGGAAGGTGGCGCGGTTCAACCGGGGTCAAAACGTCCACCTAAACGTCCCAATGCTATGGATGGACGCCGCAAGGGTGATATTAAAACAGAAGAGCTTTTAGCTGGTATGACAATGGCGGAGATAAATGCTGCCATTGATTCTAGTAAGAACCCAAAGAAAAAGTCTCCTTCAAAAGCTACAGTTCGCCCATCTAAATCTACAGGAGCGTTAGCAGAGTTCGTTAAAAACTCTGCAAAGTATGGGGTATTAGGTGGTTCAGCCGCGACGGCAGGCAGAGCAGCTAAGAAGGTGCTTGGCATGAAGTATGGTGGTGAAGCTCGTGTTCGCGGAATGTCTCGTGGTGGTGGTGCCGCTGTATCAGGTACTAAATTTACAGGATGTAAATAATGGCAAATATCGTCATCAAAATTGATATGGAAGAGTTGTCTTCTGGCATTAACCAAGTTGTTGATGACGATTACGAAGACGATTTTGCTTGCCCTCTTGTGACTCACGATCAGGAAACAAATGAGGATCATAAACAATATGCTATGGATGAGTTTTCATATGGCCCATCTCCAAAAAACTGGGAAAAGAAACCAGAGAAGTGTGGAATTTGTGAATACTACAACATCCGTAGCGAAATGATAGACTGCATTGAGCAGGGCATGGGTGATTCATCTGGTGTGGGATATTGCACAAAACTTGACTTTGTTTGCTCTGCCGAGAATACATGCAATGCGTATGAGGCAGGCGGTCCTATGACAGATTACGATGATATTGATGAGATGGAGCCTTTAGAGGGCGGATCGAAGGATATTTTTTAATGAAGTTGGGGCGAGGGATATCCGATGGGACAACTCCCAGCCCATTGGTGCAGACGCTCCTTTTGCGCAACTGCTCCGTAATGGTTGAGCGACCTTCGCTCCAACACCTAAAAAGGAAGTAATATGGCTATTGAACGAGATGCAGGTCCGGGCGGAATGATGAACGGTCAGATGCCAATTCAGGGTGAGGACATTTTAATAGAGCAGCTTGGTCAATCTCCCGGCATTTATGAGTTTGATGATGGGTCTGCCATTGTTGGTGAATACACTGAGATGGAAGAAACTCAGGCGATTGCGTTTGACTCAAACCTAGCAGAATTTATGGATGACTCTGATCTTGGTCAGATTTCATCTACTTTGACTGGTAATATTGATGATGACTTTTCATCTCGCCAAGACTGGGAAGACACCTACAAGCAAGGCTTAGAGTTTCTTGGCATGAAGTATGAAGAGCGTGTTGAGCCATTTGAAGGTTCATCTGGCGTTATTCACCCGTTGCTTGCTGAGAGTGTAACGCAGTTTCAAGCGCAAGCGTATCGTGAGATGTTGCCTGCGAGTGGCCCAATTAGAACACAAGTTGTTGGTGCGCAGAACGAAATGCTTACAAAGCAGGCAGAGCGCGTCAAAGACTACATGAACTATATGATTACCTACGAGATGGAAGAGTATGATCCTGAAATGGATCAGATGTTATTCTATCTTCCAGTCATTGGTTCCACGTTTAAGAAAGTTTACTTTGACCCGCTAAAAGGTCGTGCGGTTAGCCAGTTTGTTCATGCTGAAGATTTAGTTGTGCCTTATGGTGCAGTTGACTTGGCGACAAGCCCACGTATTACGCACGTAATTAAGATGGATTCAAATGAGGTTCGCAAGTTGCAGCTTGCAGGCTTCTATCTCGATGTTGACTTGCCAATGAATGGTGAAGCTGGCGAAAACATGAGCGAAGTCCAAGAGACTATCAATGAAATTCAAGGCGTACATCCAAGCAATGCTTCAGTAGAGCTAACGCTATATGAAATTCATACAGACTTGGATTTGCCCGGTTTTGAGGACATGGATCAGGAAGGATCACCAAGTGGTTTGAAACTTCCTTATATTGTAACGGTTATTGAGAACACAGGTCAGATTCTTGCGATTCGTCGCAACTATTCTGAGTCTGATCCCATGATGAAGCGGAAGCAGTATTTCGTTCACTACAAGTTTTTGCCGGGTCTTGGTTTTTATGGCCTTGGTTTGACTCACATGATTGGCGGGTTGGCACAAGCGTCCACCTCTATACTGCGCCAACTTATTGATGCGGGTACACTCTCTAACTTGCCTGCAGGTTTCAAGGCTCGTGGAGCGCGTATCCGCGACGAGGACAGCGCAATACAACCGGGTGAGTTCCGCGACATTGATGTTGCAGGAACGGATATTAGAAGCTCCTTGATGCCCCTTCCCTTCAAGGAGCCTTCTGGTACCCTTTATAACCTTCTAGGCACTCTCGTGGACGCAGGACGCCGCTTTGCGGCTATGGCTGATATGAAGATTGGTGAAATGGGTGGAGACACGCCTGTAGGCACTACAATGGCGATTATGGAGCGCGGCACGAAGGTGATGTCTGCAATTCACAAGCGCATGCATTATTCGCAAAAAATCGAGTTCAAACTTCTATCAAAAGTGTTCTCTGAAACAATTCAGATGTACCCTTACATGCCATCTACAGAGTTTGGACCCGAAGTCTTTGCGCAGGACTTTGATGCAAGAGTCGATGTACTCCCCGTAAGTGACCCTAACATCTTCTCTATGGCCCAGCGCATTGCTCTTGCGCAAACCCAATTGCAGCTTGTTCAATCTAATCCACAGATTCACGGTGGGCCTCAAGGATTGTACCAAGCGTACCGTAAGATGTACGAAGCCTTGGGTGTTAATAACATCGACGCGATCTTACCACCCCCACCACAGCCTATGCCTATGAATGCTGCGATGGAGAATAAGATTGCGTTGACTGGCGGCATGCCGCAGGCATTCCCGCCGCAAGACCACAAGGCACATATCGAAACTCACTTGGCAATTATGTCTACGCCTGTTGTTCAAATGAACCCGCAGGCTATGGCAACGCTTCAGGGGCATATTCAGGAACACATTGGTATGCTTGCTGAAGCACAGGCACAACAAATAGTTATGGAACAAGCAGGACCAGAGGTTCAGCAGAATCCAGAAGCTATGCAGATGCTACAGCCTGCGATAGAGCGTCAAGCGGCTATACTGATTGCGGACCTTACAGAAGAGTTTACGCAGTCTGTTGAGCCAATGCCTCAAGGCGAAGACCCGCTTGTTGCGATCAGGCAACAGGAATTGCAGTTAAAAGCGGCAGATATGCAGCGTAAGTCTTCAGAATTTGATGCGAAGCAAGAGCTTGAGCGTGAGCGCGAAATGATGGACTCGCGATTAGCTGAAGAACGTCTGAATCTACAGCAAGATGCTTTAGAGGACAAAACACGAGTCGCAGAGGATAGAATTCAAACTCAACGCGACATTGCGACTCTCAATGCACAAATGAAGGGGGTTCAGTAATGACCAGTAGTGTACGCGCAAAAATGATGGAAGTTGAGAAGGAGAAGAAAATTGCCACTCGACAAAGGGAAGAGTCAAGCGACAATAAGCTCCAACATCAAAAAGCTAGTGTCGGAGGGGTATCCGCGAAAGCAAGCAGTGGCGATAGCATTGGCGGAGTCGAAAAAGTCAGGGCGCGGACGGAAAAAGGCCACTTCGTCAAAGACGACCCCAGCACCCCAGAAAACGAAGCGTGGGTCGAAAAACCCCAAAAAGCCTCTGCAAAGAAAAAAGCCCCAGCCAAAAAGAAAGCCGCTAAAAAAAGCTAATGGCGGTACGGTTAGCAGGTTTAGCGCAATAGCAAGACCCCAAAGATTTCAGGGTGTTTTCTAAACCTGTGGGATAAATACTTGTGTTTCCCGATAGATCGTATAAAGTTCTAGTGGGAGACACACATGGACGCACTACATCTAGCCGATCACCTCTATAAAAAGTTACGCCAACGCCGTGAAGACATACAGGTGTCTTTAGGGACTGGTAACATTGGTTCTTTTGATGAGTACAAATATGCCGTTGGGCAGATCAAAGGCTTGACGTTCATGGAAGATGAAATCAGATCAGCAATGAAGGCGATTGAGTACGCGGATGACTAAAAAACTGTATGTGCCCGAACATGTGGCAAGAAAAGTAAACAAACCTGCAGGTATGGAAGACCTTCCAAAGCCTGTAAAAACAGCTTTTGGTAAAGATAAGTCTGAAAGTAAGAATGAAAATGATCCATCAGAAATGGATTCATCAGCATTAGAGCGATTACCGCAACCTACTGGGTATCGCATGCTTATCATTCCTTATTATCCAAGTGAGAAAACCAAGGGCGGATTGTATGTTCCAGATCAAATTCGTGACCGTGAAGCGTTTGCAACGGTTGCTGCTTATGTTGTTAAACTAGGTCCAGACGCATACCAAGACTCCCAGAAATTCCCAACAGGACGCTGGTGTTCTGAAAAAGATTGGGTTCTTATAGGAAGATATGCTGGAAATAGGTTTAAAGTGGAAGGACTTGAGGTTCGTATTATAAATGACGACAATATTATAGCCACAATCCTTGACCCGAAAGACATTTCATATGTATAGTGCAAACAAAGGAGACAGGTTTCATGCAGGCTGAAGCTCAAGAACAAGAATTTGAAGAAACAACATCTGTAGAGTTAGATGACGACTCTGATGAGGTTATTGAAACGGCTTCCGATGATGAAAAAACCCGAACAAATGTTCAGGATGATGATGAACTTGACCAGTATAGCGAGAATGTTCAAAAGCGTATTCGTAAGCTAACTGCCGCTCGCCGTCAGGCTGAAGAAGAGGCTTCTGCCGCAGTTCAGTATATTCAGCAAGTCCAAGCTCAAAACGAAGAATACAAAAAGCGTCTATCCACGGTAAACACTGGATATATGTCTGAGTATGAGGGTCGTATCTCTTCTCAAGAGATTCAAGCAAAACGTGCTTTGACAGAAGCATATGAGGCTGGAGACTATGATAAAGTAGCAGATGCACAGCAAGCTATTTCTCAAATTGCTATAGAAAAAGAACGTCTTCGTGTTCAAAAAGGTCGATCACAGGCTCAAGCTGCTCGACAACAGCAAGTTCCACAGCAGCAGCAACCACAGCCACGCCAACAACAGCGTGACCCGAAACTAGAGTCATGGATTGGTAAGAATAAGTGGTTTGGTCAAGATAAAGTTATGACAGGTGCGGCTCGTGCAATTCACGAAGCACTTGTTGCTGAAGAAGGATATGATCCGACTTCAGATGAGTATTATGCAGAAATCGACAAGCGTATGCGTCGAGAAATGCCTCAAAAGTTTCAGGGTGATAAGAAGAACGTCCAGTCTGTCACACCTGCTGGGAGCGGTAATCGTTCCCTAAAAAGCGGACGGAAAAAGCAAGTGGAGCTTAATCCCGGTCAAGTGCGCTTGGCTGAAAGATTAGGAGTGCCCTTGGATAAATATGCTGCTCAAGTAGCTAAACTTGAAAATCGGAGAGACTGATATGGCAGATCGTACCTCACGCGATACACAAACGCGGGAGCGCCAAGAGCGCAAAGTTTGGAGGCCCGGCTCTGCTTTAAAAGCCCCAGAACCCCCTTTGGGGTATAAACATCGCTGGATTCGTGAATCCGTGATGGAGTTTGACGACAAAACCAACGTCCACAAGCGGCGGCAAGAAGGATACGACCTCGTTCGTGCCGAGGAATATCCAGAATACTCAGGTCCAGTTGTAGACGAGGGGCGCAACGCAGGCACTATTGGTGTAGGCGGTTTAGTTCTTGCTCGAATCCCCGTCGAGTTGGCAGATCAACGTAATCATCACTACCAAGGCGTTACACATAACCAAATGGAAGCTGTTGATCGCGATTGGATGCGCGAAAATAACCCCGCGATGCCTAAATTAGCACCGCAGCGTAAATCCTCTGTGAGTTTCGGCTCACGAATCAAATCTGATGGAGAATAAGGATGTCTAACTACGACGCACCTTTTGGCCTTCGTCCTGCTCGTACAAGTATAAGCTCTCAACAGCAAAACCGTTATCGAATTGCTGCAAACTACAACACCTCGATTTTTCAAGGTGATCTAGTTGCAATGGTAACTGGTGGCGGTATTGAGAGAGTTGCGGCAGGCGGTTCAGGACTTATTCTAGGCGTTTTTAACGGCTGTGAATATACTGATCCAACTACAGGAAAGCCAACATTTTCAAACTATTATCCAGCAAGCACAAATGCGGCTGATATCATGGCTAACGTGGTTGATGATCCGAATGCAGTGTTTGAAATCCAAGCTGATGCTGCCTTCCCAGTAGCAGACTTGGCAGGTAACTACGACATTTTAGCAACAGCAGGAGATACTGTATCTGGTACCTCTCGTATTGAGCTAGAAGTAGGAACTGCGGATAGTACGGTGGCAACTCTACCGTTAAAAGCAATCGACATTTCTCAAGACCCTGAGAATAGCGATGTTTCATCGGCAAATACAAACGTAATTGTCAAAATCAACAACCACCTGTTCAGTGCTGGCACTGCAGGTCTGGCATAAGGAGAGGAGTGATTCATGGCTATTTCACGTTCACAACTCGTTAAAGAACTAGAGCCGGGCCTTAATGCTTTGTTCGGAATGGAGTATGACCGCTATGAAAATCAGCATGCGGAAATCTACGACACAGAAGCATCAGATCGTGCTTTTGAGGAAGAGGTTATGCTGGTCGGATTCGGAAATGCTCCGACGAAGAACGAAGGTTCTGGTGTCCAGTTTGATAACGCAAATGAAGCATACACTGCTCGTTATTCACACGAGACAGTTGCGCTTGCATTCGCACTAACCGAAGAAGCTGTTGAAGATAACCTGTATGACCGCCTTGGTGCGCGTTATACGAAAGCTTTGGCTCGTTCTATGGCTCACACAAAGCAAGTTAAAGCTGCTGCTACGCTCAATAATGCGTTTGATGCAAACTTTACTGGCGGTGACGGCAAAGAACTTTGTGCAACTGACCACCCACTAGCTGGTGGTGGTACGTTCCGCAACGAACCTTCAACTGCTGCTGACCTCAACGAAACATCACTTGAGAATGCTCTTATCGACATCTCAACATTCGTTGACGAACGCAACATGATCATTGCTCTGCGCGGCACTAAGTTGATCATTCCACCACAACTGCAATTCGTTGCAGATCGTTTGTTGGAATCAACTCTACGTGTTGGCACAGCAGACAATGATGTTAACGCGATCCGTAACATGGGTATGCTTCCAGAGGGTTACACTGTTAACCACTTCTTGACCGACCCAGATGCGTTCTTCATTAAGACTGACGCACCTAACGGCTTCAAGCATTTTGAGCGTTCACCAATGCGCACAAACATGGAAGCGGATTTCGACACAGGCAACATGCGCTTTAAAGCTCGTGAGCGTTATAGCTTCGGCTTTAGCGATCCTCGTGCAGTATTCGGTTCACCCGGAGCGTAATGTGTGTTAAAGTAAGGCACGACATTGTTCATGTTTTGCTCCTTACTTAGAGGCGGCTTTCAGTCGCCTCTTTCTTTTTAAGTCATTTGTGTTATTCTGAGTGCGTCCCTGACAGTCACATGGTGTGACTGACATTAGCCAGACAGGAGAATAAAATGGCTACTTCAACTTTTTCAGGCCCGATAAAGGCTGGAACAATCAAAAATACAACAGGTACTACACTTGGTTCTGACGTTGCTAACGTTGGTCAAGTAGTTATGACGCAAACTTTTTCAGCAGACTTGTCTGGTGGAGCTTTAGCCGCGTCTGTTACTGACGTTGTTATTCCTGCAAATTCTCAGATTATTGACTGTGTTATTGATATTATCACAGCGGCTAATGCCTCCACAAACTTGAGTGTTGGTGATACCGTAGGTGGCGCGGCAACTATTTTGAACACGTTTGCAAGTGGAACAGATGCAGGTCGTAAGTATCCAACCACGCAAGCAGGTGCTGCGTTGGCATGGCAAGACACAGGAACAGCGGATATTCGTTTGACTGTTACTGCTTCGGCTGCAACAAATGCGGGTTTGGTTCGTTTTACTATCTTATACGCTCAAAACAATAACTTAGCGTAATAGGAGGCTAGGATGGCAGGTCCAGTAAAGGCATTTAATCATGCACAAGGAAGTGCTGCGGCTGTTGTTGGCCCCGCACGTTCACGTATCCGTCAAATTGTAATTTATGCCGCCGCAGCGGGTGCTTTTACGATTAAAGATGGTAGCGGTTCGGGCGATACATTGATTACGCAAACTTTTCCAACAGGGATGCATCACTTAAACATCCCTGATGATGGTATTCTCGCGACAAGCGGTGCGTATATTAGTGCTTTCACAGGGTCCAGCAACGAATTGACAATATTTTTGTCATAAGGAGTCAAAATGGCTGGAAATGAAGTTAAAGCGGTTCACAGACACGATACTGGATCGTTCGCTTCAGGCCGTGGTCGTTTAATGGGCTTTATTATAAATCACGACACAGGCGCGACAGATCAGGCTATTGTATATGACAATGCTTCTGCCGCGTCTGGAAATATTGTTTTGGAACTAGATGAATCTGGCAAAGGTGTTTTTGGAATGGAAATTCCGGGTGATGGGATAATTTTTGAGAACGGCCTTTGG